TTAAACCAATGACAATTTTTGTAACGTTTTTATTAATTTAGGATTTTTTAATAACTCATTCATAGCTACTCTGGAATCTATATCAACTGTCCTATTTGCAATCTTATTTAATTTTCTACTTGGAACTTTAACAAACTGTTTGTTTAGCTTGTTATTCATTATATCAGCTCCTTTCAAATTAATATTAAATATATTACTACATGAATTATTAAGTATCAAGAATTTTCACCCAAAAGTATCCTTCTTGAAAATTCAAAATCAATATAAGAATGTCTGGATATATACTGGTAAAGTTGTTTGAATGATATTTCTTTGTTTGCAACTTTAATAGAAATATCATACAGTGCTACTTCATCAAGAATATCAAATAAGTAACCATTCAACTTCAAGTATAATAACGCTGTTAATAGGGCAGTTCTTTTATTACCATTATTAAACATCTGCTTTGTTGATATTGTGTACCATAAATATGTTGCTTTATACAAAATAGTTGGATAAGGTGTTATATTAAAAAAACTATTATCAATCTGTCCAAGTAGCGAAGCTAATCCCGCCTTGTCTTTAACCCCATAGAACCACTCTTCTTTTAATAGTTTTTCAGATTCTTCGTTTATATTAGTAAGCATATCAATACTTAGTTTCGGATGCTTCACGGGAAGGATATACCAGTATCCTTCAAGAGTACCGTCGAAATAAAACGAAAGTTTATATAGTTGCTGATTATATTTTCTAAAAGACAATTTCCATCTTTGTTTATCAACTTGGTTCAAATTTATTGCCTTAGCAAAGATTTTCTTATATTCGTAAATTTGTTTTCGGCAGACATTCGTTACAACCAAATATCCATATAGTTTTGTACTATTCATAGATCACTACCTCAACTAATTATTGTACCATAAAACACAAAAAAGACCCGGCAGACGCTTTCCACACGTCTCCGGGTCACGGTTAACTTTTGAAAGGTTTTCCTTTCTTATTTCATTAAATTAGCTAAAAGTTACTTTCTGCTTGCCGCCAACCGACTCCACAGTTACGTGGTCAGCCAGGACTTCATTGGTTGTCTTGCCATCTAACACCGGCTTAGCCGGGCCTTCAAACTCTGGGAACCAGTAGTCAACGTGGTTACCTTCGCCACCCTCATCATCAGAGTAGCGAGCAACCAGCTGGAGCTTCTTGCCGACTAGGTTGTCTGGATAGTCGAACTCGCCATTAAAGCCAGCCTGCCCAGAACCATATACACCTGGATATGCCTTGGCTACATCAGGGCGGTTAACCGAGTCTACTTTGATTCGCTGAACTTCCTTGCCGTCAGCCAGCAAAATCAAGAACCGGTATTTCAAACCAATCGACAGGTCGGTAGCGTGCCAGCCTGACAGCTGGAGCTTGCTGGTGTAGATGGTTGACTTCCGGCCGTCCAAGTAAGCCAGGTTTTGAGTGAACTCGTGGTCAGCCGTAAAGTCTGCCGCATTGCCATTGCCCGCTGGATCATCAGTATAGCGGAAGTAAATGGTGACCTTCTTACCAGCCTTATCCTTGGTGTAGTTGAATTTGGCTGAGAAGCCGCACTTGGCATCAATGTCCGGATAAGCCGTATGAACATCTGGACGGTCAGTCAGATCCACCTGCCGCCGGGCCAACTCATGACCATCGGCGGTCAGAATTACATAGTGATACGGCTTATCCTTGGCTCGGTCAGTGCCAAACCAGCCAGATACGACGACTTGGTCACCATCAAAGGCTACACTGTCTAGCCATCCGCTCGTGGTAATCTTGGCCGGTTCAACGGCTCCTTGTTCAGTGGTGTAGTAGCCGGAGAAGTCGTAAGACATATCAACACGATAACCACCGATTGGGTAGTTGTTGAAGGCCTGCCAGGTACCCACGTTGTCCACACCGGGCTGACTAGCACCGTAAGCGGCAATCCAGCCGTTAATCTTGTAGCCGAAGGCACCTAGGCTGACCTTGCCATCCCAGATATATGAAGCCATCGTGTACAAGTCAATTCTTGGGTAGCCATTGGCAATAACTCGGTCGAGGAAGACCTTAGCGAATGCTGGATTGCTTCCCTCTTCCAGGTCAAGTGCCATGACAGAACTAGCGTCAATGCCGTACTGCTTAGCCACTGAACAGAAGTAGTCAGCTTCGGCAATGGCCTGGTCGGCACTCCAGAAGCGAGCATAGTGGTAGCAGTGGACAATCAGGCCAACTTTAACGGCATTCCGAATTTGGCCCGCCGCCTTAGGACTTACCCAGCCGGTCCCCTCAGTTAGCTTAATGATTACCGCTTTGACCCCAGCATTTTTGGTGGCTTGCATGAAGTCAAGTGTGTCCGGTTGATAAGCAGAATAATCCGCAACTAAGTTAGGCATGGTTATCGTCCTCCTTTTCTTTTCCATTATATTTTCCGGTAATATGGTCATAGTCCCGTCCATCATAATCTGGCTGGGCCTTAGCCACGTTTAACTTCTTAGCCAAGAAATCGACAACCGGTTGTAACCACCAGGTAGCAATGTGCATCTGACTAAGATTTTCAACAAAGGAAACTAGGTATTGATAAGCAAAGGCTAGAACCATAATCTGCGCAACCAAGTTAAATCCTAAAGTAATAAAGTATGGGTAAAAAGTTATAACCATTGCGACGATTAATAGATGCTTACACAGTCCATAGATTCCTTTGGTTGAATTAGTACGATCTGCTGTTTGCTTACTTCGAAGTCCTTTTACAATTCCTGACAAGATATCAACAAGTACAAGCCATGTAAATCCTATAATTAAAGGATCGTCGATTAATTTTTGTGTTTGATGTAATACAAGCAAATGATATGGCATTGGTTCACCTCCCTAGAATTGGGTAAAATAAAAGCGCCTATCCGAAGATAAGCGCTCGGGTCACTACTTGAGCAACCACTTAATTAGTTGTTTAACGTGCTTACTAGGCACAATGATGATCAGAAGGAACCAATGTCCCATAGGAGTCACCTCCTATTGCACACGGTTTAAGTGGGAGCTACCCACCCGGTGCGCAGTAATTATTGTATCACAATTAGAATGTGATATAATATAGACATGATGATTAGAAGGCCGGTGCGCAAAATGGTGTTGTGGTAGCTCCTCAATGCCGAACCGGTTGCGGGCGCTTAATAAGCGTCCATTTTTTATTTTAAAGCCGCCCATAATAAAAGCCCTGCTCGCTGTGAGTAGGGCTTTCTATGCATTGTGTATTTCAATGGCGACTATATATCAGCTATATCCAGCTATCTAACAAGCTATACAGCTGGTGTTGCGGCAGGAGCGTAGTCCTTGCCAGTAATTGCCTTGTAGCCGGCGGCAGTTAGAACTGCGTCGCCCAACTTTACATAAAAGTCCAAATCAAAGCCAGCCGTGCCATACATAATTTTGCAAAAATCAAACATTGCTCCCATGATTACTTACCTCCGTTTGTAGTGTCCTTTGCGATTAACCCTGCAATCTGAGCACCTAAGGCTTGGACTGCCTGAGTATTCTTCTGATTATCGATTACCAGCTGCCCAACCTGCTTGCCTAAAGCGCCCAGGGCTTCGGTACCCTTGTCGTCTGCTGGCTGGGTAGAAATTGGCGCTGGTCCTAGATGAGCCTTAATGTAAGCCGCATCTTCTTCATCAGTCAACTGACGCCAGCTTGACCCCTGCCATTTTACTGTTGATTTTTCAATTTTGTCAGGAGCGGTAGTTGTCTCGTTTGGCTGTAATGTATAATCGTCTGCTACGCTATCCGTTGCAGTCAAGCACATATCCGTATCCCAACGATAAATGGTTTTTGCCATTATAGTTCCTCCTCTTTATTAAAAATACATGAAAGTAATATCTACTTGAACATCATGATTATGCCCATCTGCTGGGGCGTAATGATACCCAATGTGGCTAACGTCGATTCCATAGAATGACAGTTCTCCACTTACACTTCCACCAATGAATTGCGCCACGAAAATGCTAGCCTTGCTAGGCACGATTAGCAGCGGTGCTCCGTTAACTGGTGCAAGGTTAGGGTGACTAATGGACAGGTGGCAAATCTTCAAGGTTTTGCCATTAAGAAACGGTAAAACATCAATGTAGCACTCGTTCTTCTGCCACCCATTAGTTAATACCAATCCATTCTTTTCTTCGATTCTTTCGTAGGCCAAAGATGTTTTATCAGACAGTGTTTTGGAAGTATCATAAAGCTCTTTAAGCATTGCATTAAGTGGGCTATCCCAGTGTGTTTGTCCGTGTGCTATTTCTTGATATGCCATTAAGGTTGTCCCCTTTCCATTTTAAAAGCGAGCAACCTCAACGGCTACTCGCTAAATTACGTAAATAAAGTCTCCTACATAGGTCCAATTATTTGGGTCTGCCTTTAGCTCATCGGTGCTAAGGACTCCCATTTTGTTATCAGAAATTTGACCAATAGTTTGCCAATAACGGCATTGAAGCATTCGATTTTTGGGCTTTACGTTATCTGGGATTGCAAAGATTTCCGTGTACTGACCCGCCTTAGCATTACCTTTGGTTACTACTTGCAAGTCGACAATCTTCTTATCACCAATTTGTACGTAAGAATAGGTAGCCCGACCACTCCAACCGTTTAGGAAAAAAATGCCATCATCAGTTGGCTTAGTCCATTGGAGGGCGTTTACTACCCCCCCACTTTTTCTACGGTGTCAACGAGGGCATTGTGCTTAACATGCCAGTCAAGCTCTGCCTTTTGAATTTTCAGATTGTCCATTATTAAACCTCCTTGAATTTAGCTACAAAATCGCTTGCTACATCAAACTTGGTGACGGTCGCACCCTTGAACTCTAGTGCAATGGTGAAGATATCGCTGTATACGTAAGCAAATGAACCACCAAAGCTGGCGTCCGGGTCAGACATTGATAAGTCACTCATAAAATTATGAATGTTATCCGGACTGACAAAGACTTCAATTTCAGTAGGTTCATTACGTACTGCACGCACATTGACATCGTAAACTGCTGAACCACCCGCAGGAGTATCACCGGCCCCGCCAATGCCTGCACCATACTTACCGACATAAGCATGGACTGATGGATACAAGTCCACGTCTCCATTGCTGTAAGTCCCTAAGTCAAGGTGTGCAACCCCCAACAGTACTGGACAACCAGCAATCCGGGCCAGCTGAGTGAAGGTAACCACATCGTTAGCCTTAATCAGGGCTTGAATATCTTCAATCCGTGCTTCCAGATGGGAAACGATGCTTTGCAGGCTGTCAAAGTCCTTACCATACGTATCCAGCATGGCACGAATCTTGGCGTCCCAATCCTCCTTGAACTTCTTCAGGTCAGCGCCAGCATTAGCAACGATGGCTTCCAACTTGCTATAAAGGTCTTGGAATGGCGTAATATAGTCGCTCGGAATCAGTCCAGAGACAACCTTATCCGCAAGAATATCCATGTTGAATTCTAGCGTAGCAATTGACTCCCCTGTTCCCTCTCGAACAATCCGAAAGAAAATCTGCTTATATGACCCGGCTACGGCAAAGACTTGTGCTGGAAAATCAAAGCGGAACTGGCCACCGGTTGGGTCAATCAAAGTTGCATGTTTTGAATCATAAACACGGTGCTTTCCATCGGGCATGACACCTTCCAGAATCTGGTTAGTGCCAGTTAAGTCCATAGGAATGTAGTTATTTTTATCCCCTTGATAAATCTTAACCATTGCCTGCCGCATAGTGTTTTCATACTGACGTGCTTGAATCCAGGAATACTGATTGTCATCGTGCCAATCGACAGTCAGTACAGCATCGTCCATAGTTCCTGCCAAGTCACGCCTGTCGGTATCAACGTGAAATGTTAAAGTTTCCATCTACTTAAATAACCCCCTTTCGCTTTAATACAGTTTCGACTGCGTTCTCCAATGCAACCTGGTCGATACCACTCACTTGAATACGATTAATTCTGTTCTCCAGTGAGCTAATTTTCTGCTCCAAACTGGCCTGTGATTTCTTATCCCCAACTCGGGAAACCAGGTCATTCAGCTCCTCCTCAATTGCCGAGAAGTTCTCAACCAAGTCATCATAAAATTTTCTGTTCAACACCAGCGGTAAATCAGTAGTGTGTAATGTGATTTTGTCCGCCAATTGCACCACCTCCTTTGATGGCTACCAAGTGGTTACTAGCTCAAACGGATACCAACTATCGCCGCTACCATTACGAATAAAGGTGGTGGGCCGATAAGAGCCCAGGACCCGCACCGTTTGCGTCACATACACCGAGTTAAAGGCTGACACTTGGACCGACTTTACAAGACCAATCCACCCATTCTGCACTGAAGTATCATACTTAGTTAAGTCAATGCCCAGGTCAGATAGAGCCTTCACCTCATAAGAAAAGCCCTCCGAATATTCGGAAGGCTTTTTGACTTGGTGAAGATTATCTGTATCGATAGTGGCCTTTACAGAATTTGCAAGAGCCACTGCTTGATTAGCCAACTGCTTATTTTGACTAACCTCGGCTTTTACCTGCTCCATTTCAGCACTATGGACCAAGTCAGTCGGAATAACAGGAAGCTCTTTATGCTTTGCATAGGCAGTCAGCTCTGCTTCTCTAACCAGGCCATCAATGCTTGGAATCTGGTTTAGCTTTGCATAGCCGTCTAATGATGGAATATCACTTTCAAGAGCCAACCTGGGTTTCTCAGTGATGCTGTCCCAGCTCATAGTCTTTGGGATTTGCCCTACATCGGCCTTGTTATCTAATAGGCTAGCATTCTTTTCGGCCAATTCCTTAGCAGAACTAGCAGTAGACTTAACGTCTTGCAGTGCCTGCTCGTGAACCAGGTCAGATGGTTTGTCGGTAATGTCGTTCCAGCTAAAACTGGTTGGGATTGCCAACTTAGCCAGTCGCTCTTCTAATTGATCTTTGGTTATCACTTCTGGTTTACCCTTAATATCAGCCCATTCGATGGTCGCACCATCAATTAATGAGCTAACGTACTTCTTGAGGAACGGCCAGAAGCTGGCAGCATCCTTATCCGAGAATTTTCGACCGTCAGCTGTCAGAATAACCTGATAATGCAGGCCATTATCCGTAGAACAAGACAACGTGTAAAACCCAGTGTCCGGATCAACCCGGAACTGGATAATCTGCTGATTAAACTTGTCCTGATCGTTCGGAGCAATCGGCTTCATTGTATTTTGCACATCATCAGCCATTTGCTTCACCTCTCGTATACGCTTTAAGCCTATCCATCTCAGCATTGCTTAGTTTCGGAATACTATTATTCGACTGGTTCTGATGATTAATTATCTCGTTGGCAAAGTGGTCTTCGTTCCGCTCAACTGTTGTACCTAGCGTGTCAAACTGCGAGACATTACGATTAATCCCCTTGATATCGTTATATAGAGCGTTAATAACATTCTGCATGGTCAGCCCGGTATTGTTGAATGTCAGGGTAGTTGAATCCGACTGGTCAGGCTTGAACGGGTTGAACTTAACCCCCATTAAAGTGACATCATAGTTGATGTTCATCTCAGGAACAATCAGCCTTGTAGTATCACCTAGGAAGTAACCATATTCGCCTCCGTAGATTTCCTTTAACGTCAAAGTTGTTGGTGGGTCATGCTGAATATTAGCATCCGCATACTTCTTCAACTGGTCCATGTCATAGATGGAATCCATGACAAGGTTCTTACCCCGATGACGGCCATACTTCTTGATGCTTTCCTGGTTCTCGTAGTGATATGACAGCGCATAGTACGTTTGACTAGTAGTAGAAGTTGATGAGCTCCCACTATCACCACTTGGCGAAGATGCACCGCCAGTTTTAATCATCTGGAGCGGGTCCAACCAAGTGCCATCATCACTCCAAGCATGAGCAAATGCTTCTCTGAAGCTATGACGAGTAATCCCAATGTGCAAGTGTGAGGTATTACGGTACCCAATTACATCACCAGTTTTGACCACATCGCCAACGTTAACAGTGATGTTGCTTGGCGATGCAAAGGCTTCCTGATACTCCACGTTAAGTCCTGAGCTATCTTGAATAACGCAGTACCAATTAACTCCTGGAACATAATCTCTGCTAATAATGCATTTGCCACCATGAATAGCGTGGACTTCATTACCTGGGTGGTCATAGGCCCCAAAGTCCAGTCCATCGTGAAACCCATTACCACGACCAACGCCATCTTGTGGGTGGGTACCAAAGGTTTGACCAAGGTCAAAATGACCCTCACCACATGGGAACGGCCAACCCCAGCCGCCACCATCACCGCCTTTGACGGTATGACCGCCCCAGGACTTGATGACCGATACACAACCGGCCAGTGGCTTACCGTAGTAGCCTCCTGCTTGGCCTAACAATTCGGCTGCGGCGGCCGCAGTGCCTTGTAGATACAGACGACCAATCGTGCCTTTAGGAAATTCTTGGTTCCATTTGGCAGCCATTGATTGGTTACCTAACCCGCCTTCGGTAGCGGCATGGAAACTGTCGCTATTAGCAAACTGCTTAATCCAGTTACATACTGAAATGGCATCTTGATAAGCATCACCGTGGGGGACGGTATGGTTCAACCAGCCCCAGTTCGGATTCAAGTCCTCTTGAAGCTCATAAGCAAAGAACCATTCTGGGCTAATTCCTTGGCCCTTGATGGTGTCGTAAAGTCGATTAACATCAGCGCCAAGGTAACGCAACCTTCTTGAACGAGCGGCAAAGTTCTGTAACATCAACTGCTTGTTAACACCGAAGTCAGCATTAATTGGCGACTTACAAAATCCCTCAACCGAATCAAGGTCACCGCCACCGCCTGGCCCTCCGGAAGTAATGTCCTTCTCCATCTTACCGCCGTAGACCATGCAGTCGTTGACGATGTTATTAGCGTCAAGCTGAACTTGCGCATTAGTAACATTGTACTGGTAACGGAAGGCTTGCCCTGTTTTCCTTTGCATACTAGGCAAGTCAGAAATAACTAGTGTATTGCCATCCGGCCACCAATAAGCGCTAAAGTCCTTTAAGTGACTTCCCAACCACTCATAAAGCGAGCCATCACAATCAACGGCAACTTCGGGGAAATTGCCTTGTAGGCGGTAGTTAATCCCTTGATCGTTGTTGTTAAAGAATTGGTCAAGCCTATCTTTTAACGAGTATGTTTTCTTCTCAGCAGTCTTTTTGATTGTAACCTCGGGTTTGTCCTGGTTATCATCTTGACCACTGCCAGAACCTCCACCACTGGTTTCCGGATTATCCTCGGTCGGTTCCTTTTTATCCAACCGCAGATTCTTCATCTTATCGATTAACTCATGATTAGCGGTAACTTTTAAGGTCAACAACCCTTGGCTGTTGATTTCAGTGTCAGCTTGTTGGATAGTAAACCATTTGCCATCTTCATAAACTCGACCTTTAGCTTTGGCAGCATTGAACGCTTCCTTATACTCCTCAACGTAAGTCATGGTGAAGCTAATCTCGTAGTTATTGCTAATCTGGTAATTGAACTCAAAAGAATCCACCAGGTCGGCATAATTAACACGGTATCCTCTATCAGAATCCCGTGCTTGAACAATTACGACTAAACTCATGATAACCACCACATCGGAAAGTCAAAACTAATAGTGCCATTGAAGTTCTCAACCTCAAACTCGTTGTCACCCTTTTGCAGGGTAATCACACCATAATCGGTATTGAGGAGGTCACCCTTGCCATCAAGCAAAGGATTAACCCCGTTCAATTCAAAGGTGCCATTGAACGTCTTCTCACGGCTGATAGACTCCTTGGTGGTCTTATTTGTGACTTTCAGCTTGCCACCAGAGTTACCCTTCATCGTCATTTTGAACTGGTGCCCACGACGTTCCGGGTCAATCCGCACGTCCGACAAATTTTTAACCGTAAAGTGATTGGTATTAAAGCTATACTGCGGGGTATCGACTGGCTGGTTATTACCAAAGCCGATAACAGCGTTTCCCCAGTCAGCAGTAGTACCAATACTTCGGCTTAGTCCAATCTGGTCTTGAAACGTAACCTTGCTAACGAACCCCATATCAGTCATGTGAGTTTGCTCCAATTGGGTAGCTTTGACGTAGTACATACGCTGTGGCCATTTATCAAAGCAAATCCAATATGGTGTACGGCTAACCAAGAATCGTTGCAGGGCATCATATGCCAGGCTGGTATCTTGCTGATTTAACCCGTAAAAGACAATCTGCATTTCCAGCTCTCGTTGCTCGTAACTGGTCGATAATAACTGCTGACCATCATTTAGCCCCAACCTCCGAGTAGTATCCGTTTGCTTGGCTTCGGCTACGAATGGTGTATCAGCACACAGGACGTGTTCGAGGTCTTCCACATCATACAGACTGACCCAGTCCTTACCATTGGTGGAGATGGAGAATTCAATTGGGTTGAAGCCGTAGCCATTTTCATCAGTCCCCTTAGTTAAATCAGTGAACCGATAATGATGGGGCTTATTTTCCATTGTCGAAAATACCTGAATCACTTAGTTTCACTCCTTCCACATAATAAGGTTCTGGGCATTAATCTTGTTGTTATAGTCATTCAGTCGGTTAGCAGTGTCCAGCCCAATCATTGGGTGCTGGTCCACATTGTCCAGCTTATCAACTGCTACACCGACCAGTTCCTCCATCCGAGTCCGCCATAACCGTGACGACAGATTAGTCATGCCAGCATTATCAGCCGTGAGAGTACCGTCAACACTGGCTGACATATTCTGCATACGGTTTTGGACCGCGTTAACTGAACGCATAAATTCATTGTCATTTAATGCCGGTAGAGTTGCGGCCTGCTGAATAGCACTAGCCATTGATAGCACATTATCCTGTACTGTAGAGAAAACATCAGTTAATCCTTTGTTAAAACCAGTCATGATGGCTTGACCAGCAGGAATTAGCAGCTTGCGGTCATAGCTGATTGGGCCCTTATGAGCTTTAATCCAACCAGCAATCCCGGAGACAAATCCTTTAATGCCTTCCCAGATGGATTTCATACCGTCCCATAAGGACTGCATAATCGAACGACCATTTCCGCTCAAGTCAACGTGCATTACAGACTTGATGAAGTTAACATCCCTTGATGGCACTCCAAACACCAGAGATAACTCCTTTCAACGCATTCATGATTCCAGTAGCAATGCCCTTCATCGCACCAAAACCAGCTGAAACTATTGGACCAACCGTCTTAGCAACTTCGCTAATTACCGTTTTAATTCCATTCCAAACATCGGAAATAATTTGTCCTAATACGGTATTTGTACTAAGCAAGTTTGAAATGGCATTTACTAGCATCGCAATACCGGCCGCCGCAATGCCAATACCAACTCCAGCCATCAAAAGAGCAGCACCAAAGGCCAATAATCCCACTGCACTGATGGTAAGCAATGGGCCAAATACGGCAAGGACAGCGACCATCGCTGCAATTCCGGCTGTCAGTGCAATAATCACACCAATTGCAACAGGCCCTTGACTGGCAAGCCCTGAAATTGCGTTAACTAATCCGGTAAATGCAACTACAAGTAGCGCTAATCCGGCCGCCGCAATTGCAACACCAACGCCAACCATGATGATAGCAGCGCCAAAAGCAAGTAAGCCTGGAATACATGCTTGGAATACGGGGGCAAAAATCCCCATGACTGCGACAATACCAACAATCGCAATCGTCAGCGTTGTCAATGCGTCGGTTCCCTGCTTGCCAGTCTGCGCTAATCCGGTTACTGCATAAGTCAGCAGAGCAAAAGCACCGACCAGCAATGCCATCCCGGCATATGCTATCGCTGCCTTTGGACCCATGTCACCGAGCATTTTACCGACGATACCCATGACACCAATAACAGCTGCCATACCAGCAGCAACGGCGATGAATGCAATAGCACCCATTGGTCCAACCTTGGCCAGTTTAGTTACTTGGCTAACAAGCAAAGCAAAACTGGCTACTAATATAGCAGCACCAACAGCTGCCATCATGATTGCGGCACCCATTGATAGAATTTGAGGTGCTGACATAGAGGCACCCTTACCAGCCTTCTTGCTGCCTTCACCAGCTTCGGTCAGACCTCCGCCTGCGTGTTTTCCGGCATAACCAATTCCGGTTAGTTTCTTAAAAAGGCCACCAATTCTTGACCCAAGTCCTCCGAATAGTCCAGTGGTCTTCTTCAGGACACCAAACAGTGCCCCGAAGACAGTAATTACTGGCGCAATCCTAGGCGCTAGCAGGGCCACAACCCCCAGTGCAATAAAGCCAGCCGCGACAGCCTTGAGTACCGGAGCCATTGGCTGGAGAGCCTTTAATACCGGTGCAATTGCCGATATTACCTTTGGCATAGCCGCAGCAATCTTTGAGAAGGCACTTGAAATGCTGTTTCCAGCGCTGACAATTATTTGAGAAATTGTTGGCAAATCATTACTTTTAAGTGCTTTATCAGTTGATTTCAAAACATCTGTTAGGCCTCTAACCATTGCAGTCTTAGCATTTTCTATTGAGGTACTAATACCACTCGTCGCATCTAAGGCTATATTGTGCAATGACTTTAGACCGCCACCACCATTTTTATCTAAATCGATTAAAGCATTCTGGAAATCCTGAACCGAAATTTTGCCCGATGATAGTCCATCCTTCAACGCAGCTGTAGTAATGCCCATTTTTTTAGCAATTGCGTTAAGTACTGGGCCCATGTTTGAGTTCATCATCGAAATCCAAGTCATTCCGTCGACTTTTCCATTTGCGAACGCTTGCGAAAGTTGGATGACTGCATTATTAACATCAGCAGTGCTACCACCAAATCCAATAATAGAATCATTCAAAGCACTGTAAACTTTTTGCGATTGCCCTAAATCGCCAGTAGAGGCAGCAATCATTTGCACACCCTTTACAGCTTGATCAAGGGGAGTCGGTAGCCCTAAAATACTTTGTTTTAAACCATTCATTGCACTACCAACTTCTTTTGCGCCAAATCCCATGTTGTTAAAAGTTCTAGCAGAATTGTTTAACGTATCGTATCTGGCAACGGCGCCACCAATAGCATTTTTCACAACATCAAATGCTTTAGCTGCAACAGCAACTGCACCCATTGCAGTTACCATTGACATAAAACCGCTAGTTAACCGGTGACTAGATGCCTCAGTAGACGCATTAGCAGAATTAGACCTTGTTGCCATGCTCTGGTTAGCATTAGCAACTTCAGTTAATGATTGCACGGCCATATTCATTGCCGATTGAAAGTTCTTGTCAACTGCTGAAAGGTAAGCCTCAACTCCTAATTCTTGTGCTGCCACATCTAATCACCTCCCGCATTAATTCCCGCACGTTTCCAAGCGTTCATATCAATTTTTCCTTGTTCTCTTAACTTCTTAAATTCCTGTGCACGACGCATAAACAGTTCGGTTTGAGTATGTCGCTTTGCTTTCTCCGAAATTCCCATCGTGTCATCAGCAAAGACATTTCTAACAGCTAATTCCTGTTCTTCCCGGTCGAAAAATTGCTTAAACTTACGGTACTTGGGACGTGGATGCTTCTTCCCCGTTGTTTCTTGAACGGACTGGTTGTAGAACGCTTGTAAGGCAATTTTCTCTTGCACATCTATTTCATGTAGCTGGTATGCTTCCAAACGTAAGTAATATTCACGCAAAGTCATTGTTTCAATGTCACTAATACTATGAAAGCCAAGACGTGACAAACAAATTAGCAAAACTTCCCTGTAAGTCTGGGAACTTGACAATCGTCGTCCGTCTTGGCTTACAGATTTTTTGCTGCCAATTTGACAGAATTAGACTTCTTCATTGCTTTAATCACGTCACTAAACAACTTTTCAATATCTGTTTCTGGATCATCAATCATGGCATCAATATCTGCTTGCGATGGCCGCGGACTAGCATTCCATAACGCATAATAAATAACATCCGATAATGCCCCTGCATCGTAAGTCTTCAGCGCAGGCACTACACGAGTCATCGCCATTCCAAACGGCTGTTTACCGGCTCCAGGAACTTCCATTGTGATTCCTCGATGCTTGTCCAGCAACCGAACAAATTTCATGTTAAAGCTGGGTTCATACTCTTTGCCGTTAATTTTAATTTTCATTATTTAACCTCCATAGTAGCCGCCCTCCCGTACTGTTTATTTCGTAGGCGACTTATTTGATTACTAGGCCTACGGTTTTACTTGCTTGGACTGCTTATCGAGTTCGTCTGGGTCAGTACCAGCACCAGTATCGGTTTCTTTGTTCCAAGGAGTACCTTCACCGTCAGTACCGTCGTTCTTCTCGTCACCTTCGATGACACCAACACCACGGAAGACGTAAGCCAATTCGGCTTGAATGTCATCTGGTAATTTAGTCCAACCCAATTGTGGATTACCACTGATGGTGAACGTTACGTCACGGGTTGAGTTGTCGTCCGGGTCGTTGTCGTTGCTATCTTCGGTAACCTTACCACGCATATAAATAGCAAAAACCTTGCCCTCACTGTTAACACGCTTACGGTAAACTACCCATGCTTCGATTTCGCCTTCATTCAGAAGGGAATCAAGTAACCAGTCGGCCGCCTTACTAATGTTGTTAACGAACTCAACTTCAAGGTCCGTTTCAAGTGCCGCAGTCGTTGGTAGGATTCCACCCTTAGTTTGCGTAGTATCGGTATCACGCTGTGGATCGAATGACAACGAAGTTTGATATGGGATTACTTCGGCAGGAATCTTGTGGGCCATTGACAGTGGCCGGACAAGGAGCAAGGTATCATACCCTTGCAGGAACTGCACTCCTGTATTCTTTACTGGCAAGTTAAAAACCTCCTATCCTAAGTTAAAAACGAGCATTACAATGCCATGCTTTAACACGGTATCGGGAACACTCGTATCAGTGATTATTTGTTTGTCTGTTCGACTAGGCCGGCCAACAAACCGGAAATGGTCAGTAATGAGCACTCGGTTGGCTAATTCTGCTAACTTCTCGCTCATCTGAGACACCGTAAAACGGCTCTCTGCATTCCCCCATACATTCAAGGTAATATGCAATTCAGCCCCAATCGCAGTCTTGTTAGCAATATTCAATTGCTGAACATCACCAATATTAACGAATGGGTACTCCGCATTCTCTGACTGCATAGGTAAATGGTCGTAGGTATCGAAGCCCATCTCCTGGCTGGCGCTGTACATATAGTCAAACAGCTCTTGGTCAGGTACGTAATTCATTCCGCACCTCATTTCTTAGTTAGCTTTCGCAAATCATTAATAAACTGAATTTTCTGATAGTTGAAAGCTGGTGTTAATGTCGGCTTAGCATCCATAAAACGTGTGCCATATTCTAAATAAGCAAAATATTCTGTATTTGGTGCCACAATTACCGTTAAACCACCATTAGTATACGTATCAGTAACCGATCTGGATGTTGCTCCCGTCGAATATCCTCTAACATAAGCCACTCCCATTTCGGCATGCGTACGTTTTCTTAATAAGGCCCCATGCTTAGCAACTACTTCTTTAACAGGTGCCAAATTTTTTTGACTTTCAATCTCACGCTGTAGTGCGTCAATCCCTTTGAGTTCTATTTTGACTTTAGGCATCTGACTCCCCCACAATCAACGTGTAGCATTTTAACGGCTTCCTCATCGTGTTAAGCACGTACTTTTTAGAATCACCATCAAGGGTCAAATACGACCACTTTTCCGGTGGTTCCTTGCCCAATCTGATGACTAATGCCCAGTGCTTGTAATCACCAAACAGTTGAACGCTCTTTTCAGTGCCTAAATCAGTGACGTTGGCCCTCAGCTTAACCACTTTGGTATCGTCACCAACATACTTGCGCTGTTTCGGGTCATACTTCCGGTTGCTCTTATCATGAAAAGTGACGTATCGGTCAAAAATCACGTTATCACCTCCGGAACGGGTCTACCGTTTCCAATACGCCAGCGTTGTTTTGCTCATTCCAACGTTTCAAATCGTCCTTGAACTCATCAAAATCATTTGCCGCAAAGGAGATGGTTTCACCCTCCTGGCTGTATGACGTCATACCCTCGTTTTTAAGCCGGTTATACCGCTTAACGGCTACTTCTATAAGAATGTAGTTAAGCTCCTCTGGGACGCTCCCAGAGAGTTTGGTGCCAGTCTTAAACTTCAACTGCATGGCCGTATTATCAAGAATGAGGTTAAGAAGTTCATCGACTTCCACATCATCATTGCTCCCGGTCATGCCGAGCATGACTTTCAGATTATCCAAGTCGCTTTTAACTTGGTCCGCCATTTATATCACCTTACTTGCCACTGTCCTTTGGTGCAGCAGCCTTAGCTGACTTCTTTTGTCGGCCAACCCGCTTATCTTCTGGCACGTTCTTTGGCTCTGGGTCATTAGTCACATCAGCAGGTGCACCAGTAGTGCCAGTAGGACCAGTGACGCCCTTGAACGTAACTTTAACTACCTTAGTTGGGTCGTAAAGGTAAACAGCGTACATTGCAGAAGCGTAGTAGTAAGTAGACCGCTCAGAAGCATGACGTTCTGGTTCAATGTTTACGCCCTTCTTCGTCAACAGCTTAATTGCTGGCCGACCATCAGAAGCGTTAGTTACCACAAGATATGCTTCGTCAGCATTAAGCTTCCGAGAACGCATAATCTGAACGCCCAGGATTTCACCATAAACTCCAGTAGAAATTGGGTTCTGGAGCATAGAAGCTCCAGTAAATTCCTTAGTGGCACTTAACCGAAGTTGACCGGCTGCCTTTGGTGAGCATACCAGAACAATCGTTGCATTGTCGTCTTCATAGTTAAAGGTATCCAATGCTTCTTGTAGGCCATCAACAGTTGGATCAACACTAGCTGTCTGAGTGGCTTCCTTCAAAGTAGCAAGGACATCGTTATCCTGCTTGTTACCCATTGACATTGACAACTGCTTAACCAGTTCACCTTGCGGGTCGCCGTAGCCAACTTGAATAGCGGTATCGGTGATTGCACCACCCTTACCAGTTTCCTTGATAGTAGCGGCTTTTTGTCCGTAGGTGAGCTTAGACGTTTCAATTGGTTCACCTTCAACAATGTCTTGAGCATCACCAATGTAGTTCCATGACGGGAACTGAATGGTTGAACCCGGAACACCCTGTAAAGAGTTGTCTACTTGTGCTAGCGGAGTAAACTTTTGAGCGGCAGTCAACTGGGTTGACACCATGCCCGCCAGCACTTCCGGGTCGAGCATTTCTGGACTTGTAGTAATTTCATTTGCCATATTTTATAACCTCCTATAACGTTTGCTGAACTAATTGTGAGTAGAGAGTTGGGTTATCGTGCTTCAACTTAATCCGCTGGTCGTAGCTGTACTTCATGAACTCCTGTGCATTAGGAGCCTTTACCTGTGTGCCACTGACCTTTGGTGTCGTTCCTGATAATGTCTTCTGACGTTCATCGTTACGAATCCGTTCCACCATTGCCAGCAATGCGTCACCGTTCTGCTTTGTGGTTTCAGCGTCAGCAGTAACAACCAGGTCGATGTCAGATTCTTCCGGAGTGAACCCACCATCGACCAACTGCTTGCGGACTGTGTCACGCAACTGGTAACGGGCTAACTGCGCTTCGGCATCCTGCGCCTTCTGTTGGGCCTGTTGAAGTTCGTAATCCTTCTTCTGGTCCTTGTTCATCTTAGCGAGCTTAGTCGCTTCGCTTTTGGCACTGTCAATTTCCTTTTGATGTTCTCGGTCATAACGTGCCATGCGTTTTTGGACCATCTTGTCCACTTCTTCTTGCGTGAAAGTTTTAGGCTGGTCATTATCAGAGCCAGGTTCAACCTGCTTATTTTCCGCTTCATCAGGTGCACCAGTATCAGAAGCGTCATCAGCACCAGCGGCTGGATTTTCAGCAAAGAATTGTAGATTCATTGGAAACTTATCTTCCATGTAACACCTCAGTTTATAGTCTCGGTGGACTGTGATTTCCGGGTTGTTCTTTAAGGACTGCAAGCAAGTAAAAAGTCCAATAATTTAATCATGAAAAAAGAGAACCCTTGTCATTAAAGGATTCTCTTGAATTTAGATTTCAATTGAGAAAATAAGCGTTTATACAGTGGTTTCTTCTTGAATTGATAACCATCGCCATGAATTCTCTTATGCGGGTCCAGATGGTAACTTCTTGCAAGGAAGGTAATTGTCACCTGTACATAAGGCCCGGTAATCTTTGCTTTCGTGGTAGTGTTCCCATCTTCATCAAGAAGAATACCAGGAACTTCCTTCCCATCAATAAACAAGCTATCGGCGTACTCCTTGACATTAGGCACTTTTGGATCAGTCATCTTCGTCCCCTCCAAAATAAAAAGCATTCAGGCAATTTGTCTGAATGCTAATACCAATTCCCGTCATCTTTGTAACGTATTGGTTGATTATTCTTAACAGCGTCTTTCAATTCTCCAGTAGTATGCGGCATAAAACCCATCATAACTGGCTCTTGAAATTTTAGTGAATATTCTACCATTGCTTTGTAAAATTCAGGCGAGCTTTTGTAGTCGGAGTATTCATCTTCCCAATACTTTCTATTGTGCATATTAATTTTCTCCTTTGACTATGTCATCTACCATTTGAAAATATATTTTAGCACTTTCCGGGAACATTTCTTTGATTGCTGACAGTGAAGCAGGATTATTGATGACTGCTGACGTCATTTCAGCAAAGAATTCCCTTTCTTGAGTCCCTTGACGACTGTAATAATTACCATCATGTCCATATCCGAATTTAACTTTGCCACCACTGGCAGCTTGAATCATATCGGATACATCACCATATTTAATATAGCCACTCTGGGAAATCTTAGCCTTAAAATCGCTTATGAAATTCATTACACCAATCTGTTTAGCAGTTGGCAAACTAATTTTGGCACTTTTAGTTCGCTTAATAACAACTGAGCCATATCTCTCTTGCCCTGCAACAATACGAATGTCATTTTCATTGATACCATTTTTCTGAACAGCATCAACATATTTATTTACCCTATCGCGCAATTCGTTGTTTAAGGTGTAGCCCAATTGATACTTAGACAATGTACTGATTGAATTAGGAGTAACTTCTGCTGAATATGCTTGATTATCAATATAATGGCCGAACTCGTGGAAAATGACATCTAGTGGATTGTGGCCTCGACCGTTATCGCCTCGCCCATATATATTAGCCCTAGACATGACAACGGTCTTATCTCTTGGTGAATATTGATTAGCACCATCTTCACTGATACCTTTAATCTTCATGCCATCAGAATACTTTATCCACATCTTTTGGATGCTTGTTGGTGCACTATCAAGTCTTTGTGCAACTCTTTCAGCAGTATTGTTGCCTAACTTCTCAACAATATTAGGATTCAAGTATTTATCAACCAGTTCAGAATCTCCCTGACCAGATTGATTGCTTACTGGTTTTCCATTGCTATTATTGGCCCCACCAGTCGATGGATTTGTGAGGGCCTGCCCTAACGCACTTATAGCTTCAAGATGTTTGCGACGCTTGTCAACGTCTAAATTGTCTTTATCTTTTACCCATGTAGGGCTAATTGAGCAACGACAATTAGGGTGCACTGGTATCTGAGGCACCTTGCTAATCTTATAAACACCTTCGCCATATCCATTATCAGCATGATAAATCCTTGAACATTCGGCACAGGCCTTGGGTTCCGCAAACCATTTGATGAAACGATACCCGTTTTTAGAAATCTGATTCATCTGAGCCTTGAACTGCACTCTAGCCGATTCAGTTCTAGCAATTCGTTCGGTAACGTAGCCCTGGTTCTTAACCGTGTTCCTAACTTGTTCACGAAGCCGTGTTGCCATTTTTCTAGGGCTATCGCCTCTGACTATACCCGAAGTAATCACTTCGTCTAGCCGTGCTTTGAGGACATCCTGGTTGGCCCAGATACGTTTACTGAATGTTGACGAATTAGTCTGTGCCATGACAACCTTTGCGACTTCTTTGTTAGTCCACATTGACGGTTGAGCACTAACACCAAGAATACCAGCTTGGCGCTTAACCTCACTAATATAATCATCGGTTAGCTTTTCACGCATTGCATTGTCAACCTTCATACCAGAACGAACCATCTCAAGGCCGACTTGCGATTTGAGATATTCCAAACGGTTAATCCTCATTGTCGCATTGTAAACTCTCAGCCTGGTATTGACCTCATCACTGAAATCAGCATAGGTAACTTTATGACCTGCTTTACGCATTTCTGCCGCTTGTCTAACCATCTTGGCTGCTTCACTTTGGTAGGCTTCCACATCCATCTGACTAACAGCTTCTCGACTAATACCACGCTTAGCTAATGATTCATAGTTAGATTCAATTTCATTATTGATGTTGGCAATAGCTTCATCATAATATGACTGAAGCCTAGCATTAAACTGCTCATCGTTGGCTAGGTTTTGAGCTATCCAAGCCGCTTCCGCCTTGTCCCGGTTGGCCCAATAGTCCTCGTTTCTCCGATTCTTCGGTATTCTCGCCATTGTTACCACCCTTCAAAATATCCGTTGCACTAGCTTGATTCTTAACGGCATTCTTGATCTTGTCTTCCTGTTCATCTTGCATTCGCTTGATTTCAGCTTTAGGATCATCAACGAATGGAAGCAATCCCAACTGAGTTTCCTTGGAAACAATTCCTTCAACAGCGGAAGCGGCTTGCACCTCGCTGGCAATATCTTCTGGAATGTTCTGGTTAAAGTGGAAATTGAGGTCTTGCTTGATCTTGTCACCATCATCAACCGTGCCGATAATCTGGCCCAACCCTAACAGAGCACCGAGCAGATTACGCAGGGCAATGGTAAACTTCCGTACCTCAAAGGCCGCCTGATTTTGCATTGCCAGGAGTTTATAGCGGATTGCCACACCAGAACTGTTACCACTAAATGCCTCATCGCTCAGGTTAGCCACCATTGCGGTTTGGAAAATGTCGTCCTTCAACCTGTTCAGCATATTTTCCTGCATGGTGTCCCCATCAGGCTTTGATAAGAACTCAATCTTACCCTTGGAACTATCGAAGCTCGGAGCATAGATGACCTTGTTCTTGTCAATATCAAGGACCGGGTCCCCATTCTTATCCTTTTTAAGGTTGATACCCAGAATAGCCAGATAAGCGGCATCAAAGTAAGCTACTTGGTTAGCTTTCTGGCTGAACGCACTATCATAGGCTTCCACCAAAGTCTTGATCTTGCCAACCAACGAGAGCCGCTCATCATTCGCCACAAACTCAATCGCCGGGACCGCACCAAATGGCTTGCTATCTTTATCCCCAGTGAAGCCAGAACTAGTGAATGGCTGTATCCCATCGGCATTGTACAAGTCACCCTGCAACTGGTTATTGAAATAGCTGTACCGTACAAATGCTAACGGCTTCCGGTTAATCGAAGTATCATAAATCATAAAGCCAGAGCTCGGTTCCACCACCGCAACTCTGGTTTTTGAAGTTTCATCTTGATAGCCCAGCATATATGAACAGCCATAGATGGCAACCTGCTTGGTAACCTCGGCCAGCTTATCAATAAAGCTGTTCTCACTGAACCAGTTTTGTAATTGCTGGTTACTTGCTTCCTCGTCTAAGGTAATCTTGGGCGGCTTTCCGATGAAGTAGCCCACGTAAGTATCGACTACATAATTAGCCCAGTTGCTGACCAGACGGTTATCGGGGCGGGCTGATTTTGGGTCAGCTGGATTTTTTAGAATTGCATGATCACCGGTGTATAGGTCGTACAATTCCTTGAACTTCCTAGCACGTCCTTCATTATGAGTGATAAAAGACTTAACACTCGGCCAGTCTAGCTCTTTGCCAGCATAAAGATACGACCCGTTCTTAGTAACGTAATCATCTCCGCTGATAACATCTGCCATTGTTCCACCTCCTAGATGTAACGAGAACTCAGGAACTCAATATCGTTGTCCTTGTGCTCGTTGTAAATTGCATAACGCATGGAATCCATTACATCATCATTTTCCTTTTTCGGTTCACCAGTGTTATCGTCCCAGACGTATTGATAAATCTCACTAGTGAACTGGTCAATCGCCGAATCAACCACGAAGAACTTCCCCAGCTTCATGAACTCGGCTACTCGTTCCACACCGGCCATGCGACTCTTGTCAGCGTTAATGGCATTGATGTCATTGCGCTGGAACTCGGACACATTATCAGGCCGGGCCGAATCAACCCAGAAGTTAATGTTATAGCCGTAGCGCTTCTGAATATCCTTGGCAACACGAACCCAGTAATCAATGTACTTGTACTGACTGGTATGTTCCTCCAGCATGTAGATATTGCCATCGTCATCATCACCCCAGACAGTAATGACGCCCTTGTGCTCGAATCCCCAGTCAACACCGCAATAAATGTGCAGGTCATCTGGGACTTGTTCCTGGTTAATAATCATGGTCCGCTGGTCAAAGTCACGGTAGACGATTCCATCACCTGACACCCATAATCCTAGAATTTCTCGATCATAGAACATTCCCGTTGGTGTCTGAGCTTTCTTCTGCTTAACATAATCTGGCGCAAGAAAAGTATTATCGTCCATCGTAAAACGAAAGGTCACGGTTTTATCATCAGGATCGTCATTGTCAATGTAATCCTTCTTCAACCAATGCTGTGGATTATCTGGGTTGGTATCGCAAATCACATGAGAACCAGCTTTTGAACATCGACTAAGAATTTCTGAAAAGACTTTCTGGTTAGCCAACGACGCTTCATTTACGTATGCGCCATAGGCAGTAAAACCACGGGCGCCAGCCAACCCTCGAATTGAATCGGTATAGACTGGGGTAATATCCACTCCGTAAAGATGGTAGTGGTTATGTCTATCCGGTCGGAGGTCGATACCAAACTGATTGCTTAACGAGGCAATTACGTTATTGTAGATAGAACCAGAAGAAGCACCCGCCAAAATAAATTGGGGATGCTTCTCGTCTTCTAGTTTTGCCTGTTCTTTCACTCTCCGTAATTCGTACAAGAACAACAGATTGTCAATGAAAGTTTTCCCTGAACGAACTGCACCGGTTAAGATCATGGTTTTAAAGTCACCTTCAAGGTAAGTGTGCAGGACCTCCTGTTGTTTAGCTGTCAGCAGATTGTTCAGTCCCATGCTTCTGATCCTCACTTTCGACTTTATCCATCAATTTATCCAGCAATAATTCCATATCCTGACCGTTATCCTCCATCGCCTTTGCACGGGCTTCAGCAACCCGAGCGTCAGCATTAGCTTTCCGAATCCGTGCCTTATCCAGCTCAGGAGTGCTATTATCAGATAATATACCGGAAAGCTTCAAAATTGAGTTGGCGGCTTGAAGCTGAACCATTTCGGATTTTGCTTCCATCAATTTGTTCAGTTTCTTAATCGCGTTGCTTTCATAATCATGTTTGATAACAACATACTTATAAGCGATTTGTCCTTTTTTGAATTTAGGGTCGTTTTTCCATTTTGCAAGGGTTCGCCTAGTTCGATTCACTTTTTTTGCTATCTGTTCATCAGTTAATTCATCTTCAAATAGCATGACGATAGCTTCACGACGTGGTTTATCTAGCGCATAGAAATCTGTATATTGTGAACTTTTGTGAATCTCCGTCATGTCATCTCACCACACCTCCGTTTAGAGTTGTCCAAACTAAAAGCCGACACACTCTTAGAATATGTCGGCTTATGCTTGCTATGTAATTTTTCGTATGTATGCTGGGCCCGAACCAGCATTTGGTGCTCTTGCCAACTGCTGACCAAGCCGTACTGTTTCGTATTTCGCATTATTCCTCCAAACAAAAAAGCCAGCACTAGGCTGACTAAGAAATTAATCGAATGAAAATTTTGGATGCTTTGAACCAAACGCTTTAATTGCTTCTTTAATTGCATTCATTAACAACAGGATATCTTTATTCCTTGTTAAATCTTTTACCGATTTCTTATCATATAGTTTTCCTGATACTTTCACTCCTGTAGCTTTCGCAGTTTCATATATAAAACTACTTATAAATATCAAAAAAGTTTGAAATTCAAACAAATAGAGGATTAATATTGTTTTTATACCTTTCCAATTTTTATTTTTAATACATGTTTTTATTGCATTTTTAAAAACTTTTAATAGTATTAAAAAAGTTATAACAGATTCTAAAAATGACAATTTAATTCCGTTTTCTAAAAAAGTAATAAATATATCTAATATACGTAAGAAGAAAGCAATAATTGAACTTATAAATATCACTAAAAATATCATTGCAATCCCTCCTTAATCTAATGCCCTAAAAATCAGGAAGACTTTGTTGGATTTTTCTTTTTATTCTTAGAAAGCTTCTTACCTGTTTCTTTTGAAGCCTGCTTTATGCTTTCTTCAAGTTCCATTCGAGTAGTAGCAAATGCAGTGATGAATACACAGTACAAACAAGTATAGCTAACAACAACTGTATATATTTCTCGTAAATCTAATAAAGTTATATGCTTTGATAGAATGCCATTACTATCATCAAAGAGGACTATAACAGCTACAATCCAGATAGCATATTCAGAGAACAACCTTAATTTTCTAACAAAACCTTTCTCCCATCTTTTTCGCAAACGCAACCCAGTAATTGCTAGCATATTAGATACTAAAAACATTAAAATAGTTAAATCTATACTAGAAATAGAGGTTATACTAAAAATATTTATTACTGTCAAAATCGCAGTGGCAATACTAAAAATTCTTTTAAAATCCCTTAGTTCTAACAATTAATTAACAACCCCAAGCTTTATCTTTAACATTGACTACTATAGTCTTTAAAGACTATAGTAGTCAATGTTTCCTTATAAAAATTATATTTTTCTTATAAAAAGAAGTCTAGCACTTATAGCTAGACTTCTTTTGGGAGATTAATATATGAATATCGAATCATTCGACAATATCATTATCATATTTTTATCAAGGATTGCTCATTCAACAATTGCCCATCAATTTATCATTCCTCATCTGGATAAACATGTAAGTCATCTATTTCGGTATGAATTCCATGTTTAACTAATTGGAATTCAAAACGATCAGCGAATTCACATAATGCTTTTTCTTGCTTTCGACTATATGTTGATGAACTAATGCTTAATTCCCTGGCAATATTGTACGTCAACATCTGATCTGAGTAACGACTTAATAATATCCGTTGCGATTCCTTTGTCATGTTCCGCATTGCACAGCCCACACAATCTACTACTTCTTCTGCCAGCCAAATGTTTAGCATTCGGCTTTCACTCCCATTACCATGACTAGGTGCTTTGGGCATTCCGTCCATACTGGGTGACTTCAAATCAAACCGCTGTTTCCCGGATAAAGCCAGATAGCGATCCAACTTAGTATTCAGAAAGTCAGTCACCTTTTTAGCCGTCTTTGGATAGTCAATTTCTAAGTTTAAACTCATCTGCATGATGTCCCCTCACTATCTGGTATAATTAATATGACTGTTGGTAATGAGAGGCACATCTACAAGGTGTGTCTTTTTTAGTTTCATACAACAACAAAAATAAAGTTCAGTACACCTGCCACCAGCTCAGACACTAGCCACCAGCCGAATATGCCAATTAGAACTAGCAGCATCGCAATCCAGATGATGGTGATGCCCACAATCATGATTCGCTCAAACATGATTCGCCTCCAAACTCAAAAAACTTGGTTCAATTGGAACCGGGCCAAAACGGTTATTGAGTGACCGACGCTGTACTATTGCAACATCACCTGTCGTGCTCTGCTTACAGCAAATGATGTCGTAGCAGTCACCCATGTAATAGACCGGTTGTTTGTTTTCCATAGCCTTAATGGCTTCTTCAATCGTCATCTTTCGCTACCTCCTAAGAGACGGCCACACATGGGGCAGTAGCCTAACTGTTTGCCATCGTTACCGTCACCATCTGTACTCGTGCAGCATTAGTCGTCCTCCTTAATCCACGTCATCAAAGACTTCCGTAATACTATCAATCGAAGCAATCGGGATAATGACCCGTCTGCCGTTCAAGTTAGTACCAATGAGCACCACTGTCCCAGCATGATCCAGGGGCCGCCTGGCTTCCTGATACGTCGTTTTCAGCTTGTGAGTCTCTCCACTAATTGTTTGAACTTTAATCAACTTCATCATTATCCTTTCTCATCCGACCAGCCGACTAAGTAAGCCGGGCTGACGTGCAGTGCAGAAGCAAGGCATTCCCATACTTCCAGTGTGGGTTCACGCAAGCTTTTTTCATAATTGGATATCGTATTATCAGCAAACCCTACTTGGTTTCCCAGCTCTGCCTGGCTCATCCCCGCCGCTTTCCGGCACTCTCTAATTCGATTTTTCATCGTTGGCCTCCTTAAACCCATATCCTACTAATTCCTTGTCAATAATCTTCAGAGCATCATCCACGCTCCTAGCAATTCCATGGATAATGTGGTGGCTAGCTAACATTTTATGGAACTGAATTTGGTCCGCACGTGGCCGACCTTTAGCATTCTTAATTTCCAAGTAAAATACCTTGCCATTGGACCACTTGAATCCGTACAGATCTGGGTGGCCTTTTGGCAGCCCGGTATCAAACCATCTGCCATCGGCCGTTTTAACCTTACCCACGTTGCTACGAAAGATACTGCAATGATGTTGGGACACGGCTACTAGGATGGCTGATTGAATCTGGTGTTCACTCTCTTTAATTATTTTTCACCTCACTAATGGGCTTCCCACCTATTCGGCGTTTTAAGTGCACTGACTTCGGGTTACGCTAGGTGAACGGTCGGTGACGGTAAATTCTAGTTAGCGTTCACCACTATATCCCTTGTTACACAACGGATCACATAAAAAGGTGAACGCAAATCTCACATTTTTTTGCCAAAAACTTTTTGGCGCTCTCTGTCTATATATACCTACTACTAATAACTTTTTATTAATATTAGTATCATAGCGTTCACCTTTTGGCTGTACCGCTTGATACTACTGACTTTAAGCGGTGAACGCTAAGCCATTTTTACCGTTCACTAGCGTTCACCAGTGTTCACCTTTTTAAACCCTCGTTTTACTTCACCGTTAATTTTCTTTCGTGACTTTCTGAACCCAAACCGGTTAACCATGATGTTGGAAATCTGATTACCAACCTTTCGATTCTTCACTAAATCGATTCCTGGTGCAACCGCAACCGATAAAGCCTCATTGGTAATGAAATCTTGATCCTTAAATTGGTTATTCAGAGCTTCATCAATCTTGTCTTCCAATTCATCGGTATACATAAACGATTGGCGATGCTCGTCTAACTCTTCTTCCTGTTCACTGGTTAAGGCAAAACTGAAACCGTCCTTGTATAGCTGCATGGCTTCACCCCAGCATTGTTTAACATAATCATCAGTTAAATCAGTTACCGGATGGTGTTTTTGCCGGGATTTACTAACGTGTAATGGCAAGAATCGCCGTTCACCTGTCTTATCTTTCAGGTAGTACAATTCATTAGTTGTCCGAGCCATGACAAAATTCTTCGCAAACCGCTCTGCTTGGTGACCGTAAGGCTTTCGATATTCAAATTCCTGTAAAGTAATAAACTTTTTCAAGATTTCAAAACTAGCATTGTTGGTGGCCGTCATTTCATCATCATTGATAATTAATGCCCGGCGCATCACTGCATAGTCATCCTTGTTATCGAAAGTTGAAAATTGGTCCGTGTAATAGCCCAATGGAGCAATCTTTTGTAAAAAAGTTGTTTTCCCAGCTCCTTGACCACCGACTAAATCCAGCACGAAGTCGAACTTGGTTTTTGGATCATGAGCCTTAGCTACTGCACCGACGAAGAATAGCTTAGTGATTAACTGAGTAACGATGTCCTCTTCGACTCCCAAATAGTCACCCATGATGTATCCTAGCCGCTCTTTATGGTCCCAGCTTTTATAGGCTTCATTGAAGTAATCCAGGATTGGATTGTAACGGTGTCGCATGGCTACAACTGTAATGGCACTCCTGATTTTCTTGTTGTCGAACAGAACTCCATAATCAGAATTATCTTCAATGTAAGAAGCAATCTGGTCCACATAGGCATCCACTAACTGGCCAGTTTTGAACATTAACTTATCATTAGGCTTCACTACGTCAATTTCAGTTGTGAACTCATTGAATTGGAATGTCCCCTTTAACACTGGGTCATTTTCCAAAATGATTTCGATATTAACTAGACTGTTGCTCTTTATTCGACCGTTTTTATCGGTTTTAAATCCCCAGTTATTCTCTTCTTTACTGGTTAACCGGCTTAATTTTTCAGCGTTCTTCTTATCAAATGGCACCACTTTGTCTTTACTCTCACTCAACCGTTTCACCTCTTCTCCTGATTTCCTTTTTAATCATGCTGTTAACCGTTGTAACAACTTCATTGTCGCTTAGACTAAACTCCGTTCGACTATTAGCAATTCTGGATAACTCCAAAACCGTTTCTGGCTCAACGTTCCGGAATAATAATCCACCGGCAAAAGAAGCAAGTGCGTTATTACGGCCACCCGTCGGTCCTAGGCCATTAGCAATCTGGCTAAACAATTCAGAAGTTTGCGTTTTGCCCTTCGGGTGGTACCGCTCAATTTGTTTGTTGCTAATCTGTGGTTTCCCTTTTTCTTCAATCAGCTGAATTAATTCTTCTGCTGGTTCAATCATTGGCTTGTGATTAAGCCATTTATAGGATTTGTCATCAATTATTGATGGTGCAACAACCACATAGTTGTTGAGGTGAGCTTTAATATCAACGCCCGGTAAGAAACCAATATTTTGACTGATTCGTTCGGCTGGTTTTTTGAAGAAGAATTGATAGCCATTGTGAGCAGTTTTTTGACACAGGGTATTGAACCAATCATCATGGTTTAATCCTTTAATCGCCTTAGTACCGTCATCCCCGTTTTCATGACGGTCAACATCAATCACAAAAAACTGGTCAGTTTTCAGAGCAATGTTAGCGTAAGGATGAGTTCGCCAAAATTTTGTAATTTCATCAACGGTTAAAGGTTCACGGTCCGCAAACTTAATTAATGGTCGTTTATTAATCGTTGGAATTACGCTAAAACCATGTTCAGCGTATTGCTTGGCGTAGTTAACCAGGCTTTGCATCCCGTTCACATCCTTTAGCTAGAATGGCAAATCGTCATCGTCAACAGTTGGCTCAGGCTCTTTATCTGTTACTGGGTCTTCCTTAGCAGCTGGTTCTTCAACCTTAATTCCTGGTGCAAAGTCATAGTTCCGATATGGGTTATCAGGATCCTTTTTGTTTGGTGAAACGGTAATGGTCATTTCTAAGGTCTTGCCTTCGTAAGGCTCAAACGCCTTTACTAATTTCTCATAGGCGTCCGTTTCATTATCTGGGAACAGGTCCGGAGTAACGGTTAAGCCAACCATTGCGGCAATTTTAGAAACTGTTCGAATGTTCCGTGATACCACGAAGTCTGGCATTGGTTTACCTTTAGTCGTCTTGGTGGCTAAGCTAATTCGTAATTGTTCTTTCCGACTGGCATACTTACCTTTAATTACTTGCATTGAGAATCGTAAGCAATCCCAACCTGACTTGTATACTGGGTGATCGGTCTTATCTAATACCACTTGGTAAGTGCCAGCTGGAATCAAATCTGCTTGGTTAGCACTATCCTTCTTTGCGTCCCAGTCCTTAGTAGCTGCTTCAAATGCTTCTTGTAATCCCATAATTAAATTCCTCCTAAATTATTTTTCAAACATGCCATCACATGATTCTAGTAATTGCTTAATCCGTGGGTCAGTAATGTTCTTAGCTTCATACTTAGTCCGGCGGTCGGTAATTGTCCGGGTGTAAGTATCTTTACCGAACTTCTGTGTATGAATTACCAGGTCACAATTTCCATTAACAATGTTGTAGTATTTCGGCTTTAGTGATGGCATTGGTTCCGGCGCTGAACCGTCATCCCCACCGACTGAAATTTCTCGACTAATGTAAATGATGTTCATCGGCAATGCTTTTAAGTCCATCACAAATTGCTGAAGAACTGTGTTAAAAATTGCATATCCTTTCCCGTAAGGAATATCGGATAGTGCCTGTACACCGTTATCAATGCAGATTGCTTGTTCCAGCATTACGCAAATATCATCAATTACATCAACGACTAACGTTTGAAACGTGTTCTTTTGTGACAATGCAGTAATTACATCATCTAGTTGTTGAATGGCAGATTGCTTTAATTTGCCATCCTCATCACGGATGTTCCTAATTTGGATACTAGGCGCTGTCCCTTGCTCACTATTTCCATCAGTGTTTAGAACTAACGGGTGCGGGAAGAAACTAGCAAAGTATGACTTCCCCGACATCGTCTTGCCCCAAATAAAGAAGTTATGGGGTTGGGCTTTTGGTTGCAACTTTTCATCTTTAGGTAATTGAATTACCATTTCTTTTTCCTCCTGTTGTTAAATTGATACCAAGCCCATCCTGGCTGATAGCCATGCAGTTTAGCGTAGGCTTGTAATTCTTTCAGAGTGTGTAATTGGCCTGGTGATTTATCGGCAACGTTTGCCATCACTTGGTCATTAATAATTTGTTGAATCATTTTCTTACGATGTTCTACCGCTTGGTTCTCCTTGATTTCTTGCAGGTCAACATTGACTACTTTGTAGTCATGCTTATCCTTTTCCAGCTTGTGACCACACAAGGGGCAACAATTATCAGTAAGGTCTTGCCGGTAGAAAATACCGAAGCAGTATTTGCATTGGCAGATTGCCGGGCCAGTGTCGGTATTAGTTTTCTTGCGTTTATCTTTGGTGATAATCGCCTGGTTCCAATCCCGGCCATTATCCGGCAGACCAAAGGTTAAGAAGTTATCCACATGGTCAATGATGATTGCTTGCTTCCCTGGTCGAGGATTCAAGCAGCGCATCGAGAATTGTAGATACAAAGCAAGTGAGCTAGTCGGGCGGGCCATAATGACACAGTCGACATTTGGCAGGTCAATCCCCTCAGTAAACAGGTTAACGTTTACTAACACCATTAGTTGCTGGTCCCGGAACTGCTGAACCAGCTTGTCCCGGTGAGTGGCTTCCGTTTCACCGTCAACCTCAGCAGCGTTAATCCCTGCTTTCTGGAACTTGACTGTCACCTGCTTAGCACTCTCAATCGAATGGCAGTAGACCACTGCTTGCTTCCCCTGAGCTAATCGCTGGTACTGGTCAACGATGTGCCCATAGATTTGATGGCTAATAGCTTCGTCCATACTTTGTGTGGTGTAATCGCCATGACTCTTCTGGAGTTTGGACCGGTCGATGTCCCCTAACCCGTAATACTTGAATGGGGCTAGAAAATCATGCGTGGTTAGCCATTTGATTGACTTACCAACCACGATGTCATCAGCAACCTGGTCCAACTGATCATGACCAGTCCGGATTGGCGTCGCTGTAAAGTACAGAACGTAAGCGTTTGGGAATGCTTCGACAATATGACGATAGCTCTTACTAGCGGCATGATGGCCCTCATCAATTAGAATCAACTGGGGCACTGGCAACTTAGTCGTCCTACGGGTCAAGGTCTGAACCATGCCCATTGTGGCTAGTTTCATGTCCACACCCTGTTGCTTAAAAGTGGCGATTGCTTGGGATAGCACTTCTTTCCGGTGGATGATAAACATCACCCGGTTGCCCTTGCTGGTAGCCCGTCGAGCGATTTCGGCCATGATGACTGTTTTCCCAGTTCGCGGCGGTTGTTGAACCACTATCCGTCGGTGTCCACTCCGCATAGACCGATAAACCTGATTAATGGTTTCTCTCTGGTAGTCTCGAAGTTCAAACATTAATTAATGACTGTCCTTCTGTTCGGCACCAGCTTAGCCGCTGGTACTTCCTGCCCAGCTTTTAAAGCAGCGTACAGAGCTTTCTTGTCTGGTCGGCTGATGGTCTTAGTTTCCGTATGGACAAACGTCATCGGGAGTTTGTCAGGGTTACTAATTACCACTGACGCCTTGTAGTTCCTGGGCTTCAAGATATGGTTAGCCGTCCGGGCTTCTTTGTAGCCAGCGTCATCAATGGAATCCGTCAGATAAGTCATCAGGTTTTTAGACTGGTTCTCCAGGTACTTCTTTTTATCCTGAAGCTCCTTAATCCGCTGGGCAATCCAATCAGTAGTGGCATTATTCCGGTCAATCCAAGTAGCAATGTTGTCCCACTTGACTTCGCGGGTGTCCTGAATGGCGTCCAGAGAATCAGCTAATACGATGGGGTCTAGGTCGTCCCGGTCTTGCAGAGCCCGGAACGAATCGTTTAATTCAAATAGATTCATGGTTAACAGCCTCCTTTAGTTCATCGGCTAAGTCGTACTTAGTAATAATTTCATACAGTACCTTGGGCAACATCTCGGGAGTGCGTCCCAGAGCCGCCACAATCATATGGACTTGGGTGTCAACGTCCCCCCCTTGGTTGCAGCGGAACTGCTCAGTGTTGCCGTCGATAGTTGCGACGAAAAAATGCGCTTGTTTCATCCTGATTAACCTCCGTTCGTGGTATAATTCAGGAAACGAATAGTTAGTTGAGAGAATTAATTCGTTTCCTGGGCATCGGCGCTGTTATCGTCGGTGTCCTTTTTTGCGTCTGTATACATTGACTGTGGTGCATACCGTAGTAGCAACAACAGAAGCACCATTGCTAAGAACAGGCCCGCATTAACCATTCCGTAGAAAAACGCAACGGTCATTGCGACGGACACGGTTGTTGTGAGTGCGTGGCTCATCGGTCGTCATCCCCTTTTCTAAAAATATCCAAGCTGACATCTAGTGCATCAGCAATCTTAATCATGTTGTTGAACGTTGGTTGAACGTCATTATTCTTGTACTCGTAAAGCGTGTTATTCGGTATGCTCGTCAGCTTAGCTAGGCGGTACACAGTAATGTGTTTTTTATCTAGCTGTGTTTGAATCGATTTCCACAACATCTTGTATATGTCAATCCTTTCTATACCGATATATAGTGTTATAATCAATTCTGCAGTTAACACTCCTTTTGAATAACTGCTAATTAATTAAGAATCTAGGTGATAAAAATGGGTAAAAACCAGCATGTAGTCCATAACCCTAATGGTGGATGGAATGTTAAGGGTGAAGGAAACAGTCGTGCCACTTTGCATACACAGACCAAAGCACAAGCGGTAAAGGCAGCTAGAACTATTTCTCAACATCAACATTCCGAATTAGTTGTCCATGGCACTAATGGAAAGATTCAAAGCCGTGATAGTCATGGCCATGACCCGCACCCTCCAAAGGGTTAGTCAATACTTGGTTTAAGTCGAACCCTAAGTCCTTGAGCTGTTTCGCAATCCCTGTTTGTGATAACTGCTAAGAGCTTAGGGCTCTTTTCGTCTGTTTCGACGATAACCCGGCTCCAATTACTCATAGGCTTAACTACTCCCTCTGTCTCCTTTTTGAGCTCTTCACATGTTCGTCCTTTCATTTCTCCACCCCCTTCCTGTGGTCGTGTACCAGTGACCCAACAACTGCGCCCAGCAGGATTACCGTAATAACCAATGCCGGCCAGGCAAACGCTAAGCTGTCCATAATGCTCACCTCCTAGGGCAACGGTTGGTTCCAGTCGATTTCATCAACGTGTTTATTCAACCAGTCTGATGCTTCCTGGTCGTTAATCCGAATATGATGTCCTGACCCGCAATTCAATCCATATACGCCCGGCATCTGCGGTAATAGAATTGTTCTCAACCAATTAGGCGCCTTTTTAATTTTGTGTTTCTTTTGAAATTCATCCAGACTAATCAGTTGCGGCAAGACTGGTTTATCCTTAGCCGGTTCATCAAAGTACGGCTTTAGCATTTCAGCTGCGGCCTTACGGTCCTCAGGTGGTGCTTCTTTAATCAGTTCTAGTAATGCGCTCATTCGATCAGCTCCTTTCTGGTAAAATTAAGTCATACTATATACGAGGTGATTTAATTGAAAACACGAATTTACACTATGCAAGTTACTAGTCCCTGGTATGCTGATACTAAATTCTGCGTTCCAGACTTATGTCCTAACTGTGGGGTCTCAAATAATCCAACTAATCGTATAGAAGGATTCTTTAATAGTGGTAACAGCTGCATACTAGCTTTGCTAAGTCATCGTTGTCCCTCCTGTGGAAAATATCATTGGACCCTTCAAAATCTTTATGGAAACAAACAGGATCCTGAAATGCTTTTTGTATATCCTTCTGTCCAACTAACTTCTATGGATTCAAAGATAGTTAGTCTCTCTCCTCGTTTCGAGAAAATGTATCATTCAGCCGAGAGATCAGAAAATATTGGTGACTATGACTTAGCAGGAATGGGCTACCGGGCAGCTTTAGAAATCTTAATTAAGGACTATGCTGTTCAGTTTACTAATGAGTCCAAAGACAAAATTGCAGGTTATAAACTAAACGATGCCATTGCTCACTTTTACAAAAATGAACAAACAGCTCAGGTCTCAGCGGACGTAGTTAGAATTTATGGAAATGACTACGCACATTGGAACCAGCCAGATCAATTTAATAGTGAAGAGATATTGACCCAATTGAAGGCATATCTTCGAATTTTTACTAGTTGGATTGGCTACCAGTTAATGATTGCAAATCCACCAGTTTCTAGAGAGGATAAGAATTCAAAGAAGTAATAAATTTTCCACCGATAGTCCAAAGTTTATATACTTCTCTAACTGGATCTTCATTCGTACCTGTGCCTATTCGTTGTGTAATACGAATAGCTTGCTCAACATGTAAAGATGAAGGATTGTCTTTCATTAATTCCTTTAAAAAATCATTTTCATCTTTTAACTTATTAAGTTTGTTTTTTAAAGAGGCAGCATTAAGCAAAGCCTCTTTTTCTTGTTCCTTGTTTTCCATCCCCATCACTTCCTTTCTGTTGGGTATCAATCCTGCTCAATCAGCGGAATAATGTCGTTGCTCTTCAATAGCTCATACAAGCCGAGCCGTCCTTGTTGCGTCCATTTCGTGTTCAGGACGGCTTTTTCTGTACCATCTTTCTTAGGCACCATGACGGTCTCCGAATGGGTCCAACCGGTCTTCTGATACTTGGCATACAGTAGCCAGGTCTGTCCCTGCTTGTAGATTACTTTGAGTTCGTGGAGTTTCCTATTCATGGCCCGACCACTCATGCCGTAATCCTTAGCAATCTGAGTAATTGTTACTAATGATTTATCAGACAGAACCTTGTCGTAGTAAGTAGCTTTTGGCGTTAATTCATTTACCTTTTGCTCAGCAATCAACCGCCCCTCACGCTCTTGCTTCAGCTGAGTAGCCAGCTGAATGATGGTGTCTGGGTCTGTCAAGACTTCTTCAATCTTGGCTGGTGTCATGTAAGCACCATGCTTACGAATGGTTGGTAAAACTTCGCTTGTAACCCAGTGACGAAACTTCCGTGCATTCTCTCGAACTTCTGGGTTCTTGCTTTGACGACTAGCGTCAAAGATTAGATCGTATAGTCCTGACTCGTTAATAGCAGTCATTTCTCGATTTTGACCTGCGTGGTCAATTCGAACACGCAGCTTATCTTCATCATCAACGTGATTAATTACTGCGTGCCGATAATCGGAATATCCAAGAATCGTCGAAACATCATTACCAACAAAATAAGGTTCACCATCAATAGTTACTGTCCGGACTTGTTGCCCCTTGAAATTGAATAGTTGTGGTTGCATTGAATCGTGCTTCCTTTCATAAAGATATAACTTAAAGTTGACTACTGTGTAAAAGAAATACCCTCTAAAGGGATATTGTAGATATTTGCAAAGCCTTGGCCAAAAGCTGGCGGAGTTTCAGCTGGATGTTTTTCGTATTCCATAACACGCTGACGTGAAATTTTCATACCGAAGTATTCACTTAGCTTATCCGCAGCTTGGGCTTGAGTCATATTTGCATTTGTCCTAGCCGCCTTTAACGAAATTCTCGTTGTACCATTAATCATTTTTTCACCTCCTCGTTTCAACTTACAGCTATTATATTAATCTAACTTAAAGTTATAGTCAATAACTTTTTAGAAATTAATATAACTTTTTGTGCTTATATCTAACTTTATGTTATATAATAGATCCTGTAAGGAGCTGATAAACATGAGTGATAGTACTATCGCTTCTCAAATAAAAAAATTAAGAAACAGCAGAGGATGGACTCAACCGCAGTTAGCCGATAAAATATCCGTTTCTAAACAAACAATTTCAAATTGGGAAACTGGGTTAAAGGTACCACGCATGGGAGCTTTACAGAAGTTAGCTGGTATTTTTAATGTCCCTATTAGTGAAATTGTTAGTGATCAAATAGAGAATTCTTCAAATCAAGATTCTCATACCCCTAAAAATTTCGATATTAGGGAGACTGGTTTATTTAGAAAAACTGTTTCCGATAATGGACTTTCCGATGACGAGCAGGTTAAATTAGCTAAAGATATGGATGCATATTTGAAGTTTAGAGCTGAACAATTGCGTAAGGATAGAGGCTAATAAATATGTATTTACAAGATGTTGATAATAATTACATTTATCCTTTATTCAAAGTTGAATTAAATCACTGTGATAACTTGGTTGATTATAATGTTAAAAACCTTTTCCCAAAAATATTTAAAGGGTTTGATGTAACGTATTTAGAGTTCCCGTTTGATACTAAGGATATTTTGGGTCATACAATGAAAGATAGCTTGGGATTATCTGTAACAGTCAATAAAAATATAAATGATCCAGCAAGAAAATTGTTTACCCAGGCTCATGAATTTGGTCATATATTAATTCATGAGCCTATCCTTAAATCTTCTTCTATAGATTTTGTGAATAGTATTAAAGAAAGTAACCTAAATAAAGTCGAGCAAGAAGCAAATTGGTTCGCAGCCAATCTAATATTACCAGTACAAGTTGCTTATGCACATATAATTGAAAAACATACTGCAAAACAAATTAGATTCTTTTCAGGGCTATCAGTTCAGTCATCATTATTTCGTCTCGGCAATGTCTTAAAGAAAATTTATTGGATTCAAGATGAACAACTTATTGAAAGAATAATAAAGCAGTATGAATCGTGCAAACATTCGTACGAAGTTGAGCTATCGGCGTTGTATAAAATCTTAAACCAAGGGTATAAGTTGCCTCATATCGATTCTACTAGTGCCATTGAGGAAGTGCAAAATAGTCCTGAATTAATAGCAAAGTTACGGCAAAACAGTAATCTAGCGGATTCAATTGCTAAGTCTTCACTCTCCACATTTCACTAGATAATTTGAAAGTTATATATTATTAAATTCAAATGTTAGTATTTTCGATATCATTAACCTCTAAGGTAAAAGACTAATTAATGAGGACCCATGTAGATTGACTAAGTAGATAATTTCATTGAGAGGAGCTGACTATGTAAAATGAAACATTACTCTCAAGAGGAGAAAGAAGATAAAATAAGAACTTTTAATTCTATATATTACGATGGTAATCCTGATGATTGGAAAGTGTCCCGTTTACCTAACTGGATGCAGTCCTATGGATATCTGCTTGATAAAGAATTAAAGAATGAGCTGCCGTCTTATTACAGACGATTCCGTCAGGGAACTATTGTTATGATTGACTACGGTGTAACAATCGGCAATGAGCTAGGTGGTAAGCACTTTGGTGTAGTCCTAAATAATGATGATACAAAATACAAAAGGAAAGTAACGGTTGTCCCACTATCATCTCATCGGCACAAAGGATATATAGATTTAGGCTATGACCTAATGTCTGGTATAAATAATTTAATTGAACTACGCAAAGACGAAGAACAGAAAAAAATAAACAAACTAATTAATAGATTAAACGAATTCAATAACAATCATAAAGACAATCACTTCTCCTTCTCAGATGAAGAAATTAAATTTATCAACAATAATGGTGTTAAAAATTTTCCTAAAGATGGCTCTACTATTGAGGTTAACTTTGTTAAAGATAATGATGAATTAGAATCTTTAATTAAGAATATTAAGCGAATAGATTCATGGGAACAGCACAAGAGTATTTTTGATTTTGTGTCATTTGTAGAAACAGCACTTACTTTCCGAAAGAGTATGAATAATAGTCTTAATGAATTAAGAGATAATTTACTCCAAATGAAACAGCTAATAAAAAAGTTAACTAAATATAATAAACAATCTTATGCTGTTATTTCTGATATTAAATCAGTTAGCAAATTACGAGTTGTAAAGTTAAATCATTTTACAATTTCAGGAAACACTCGTATTTCTACTGAAAATTTAGATAAGATTAGACAGGGATTTATCAAAACTATTGAATAAAAGTATTTCATATGACATAATGTAGTCATCGACAGAGATGCCGACCATTTAAATGGTCTTAATTTATTGCTCTATTAAGAGCGAGGGCTATATTATTTCATTTTGAAGTAATATAGCCCTCTTTTTAGTTTAAACATTATGGTGGGAGTACGTCCAAACACTGAAGACGTTAAAAGCTGAATATATTTCATTGAGGAGTTTAATATGGAAAGTATAATCGATGTATTAGATATTCCAGAAGACACTAGATATTGGTTCGTGAGAGCAAATAGTCAATCACAATATTATGAAGACTTTCTATATAATAATTACATAGCTGTTGATTCTAACGGATTTAGTCTGGCTACTTTATTTGAGATTCCCTCAACTTTAAGAAGCTCAAAAGATGCCATGCTTGAAAAATACAAACAACTTTTTGAAACACACGATTTAAAATTATTTAACTCTAAAGTTGCTAAAAAAGAACTGTCTGATGATGAGTTAAAAAAAGAAAAAACTAAAGAGCTACGGAGAAGCTCTAACAGATCTAATAGAATTTTCCATTTTGTGGAAGAAATAAACATTAGCGATTTTGTAATTGTTCCATATAAATCTTCAGATAAATTTCTAATTGGGATTGTTACATCTGATTGCTTTGAAGAGAACATTAGTCATTTACAATTACTTGATGAGGATGGGAACCTTTCTTATGATATTTGTCCATTTTCTTTTAAACGACGTGTCCTATGGATTAAAGAACTATCAAGAAAACAATTTCCTGACAGTTTGTCGTGGATAAAGACAGCACACCAGAGTCTTTTTGACATAACAGAATATGCTGAAAAATTAAATCCTTATATTAATCCAATATATAGATACAAAGGCAATGTTAACTATCGAATTGGGGTTAATACGAATCAGAACATTTCATCATCCTCATGGTTAGAATATCAAATATTATTGAAGAAATTGACTGGTCACAATTTAGATAACTTATATCAAAAGCAAAAAGTACAATCTCCTGGAGAAATAGTTTTATATGTTGTCCAAAATTATTGGTGGATTATACCATTAATAATGGCAGGTTTATTTGGAGATGTAGAAATTAAACATGGCCCAGTAAAAATGAAGTTTCAGGGTATTATCAGATATTTTTCTAAAGATGAGAAATTAAAAAGAAAATTATCGGCAGAGAAAGTTGAAACAGAACTTGCCCAAGAAAAAGCAAATATTGATAATACTGATGCCGATACACTTAATAAACTGAAAGATGTTAATAAAACCAATCCTGATGTTAAAGAAAGTATTGACTATATTGTTAAATCCATAAAAGAACGGCAACTTAATAATTTAGATAGAATTAATAAGGCATTTAGTGAAAGTGAAGATACAAAAAGCATCGCTTCTACTAACGAAAGCATAGAAAGCGATGCTGAAAAAATTGTATCAGATTTTAAATTATCTAATGAAGATCCGGGTTCTTTAATTCAATACGAAAACCAAGCGGATAGTCTGAACATTCCATCGGAAGGATCCTGTAAAAGCAAAGAAAAAGAATCGTGATTATTAAAACTAAAAGGGAACTGTTTATATGAAAAAAAAAGCTAATGATACTAGATAAAAACTCAATTACTGAAACTATCAATATGTAGCCCCATACTTTTTGAACAATGTTCATCATTAGTATCATCTCCCTTTTACTGTTATTATAACAGATTTTTGTTGAATGAATTATTAAAAAAAGCCCCCAGACAGCTGCAACTGTCCAGGGGCCAGGGTACGAATATATGCGAAGCTCGTACCCTTCTATTATACGTAATTATGATAGGAGGTTCAATCTATGGCTAACTACAAAAAGCGTGGTAATGGTTGGCAAGCCCGAATTTCATGGTATAGCGGCGACGGCCAGCGCCATAATAAAAGCAAAGCAGGTTTCTCCACCAAATTACTAGCCAAGCGGTGGGCTACTGAACAGGAAGCTAAACTTAATCAGGGAGTAAATATTGGTAAAGAAATCACTCTAGTCGATTACTATGACCAATGGGTCAAGACCTATAAGGAACCCAAAGTAGCACCGATTACAATGCACTTATATCAATTGACTGGCAACCGTCTTAAAACATATTTCCCAGGAGTTAAAATCAAGGACATTACCCGAGGCCAATACCAGGAATTTATTAACTGGTATGGGAAAGACCATGCACCGCAATCAGTTAAGAAGTTAAATATGGCAGTACGTGGCTGTGTTCGATCCGCTATCCTTGACGACTATCTAATCAAAGACTTTACCCAAGGGGTCACCCTTACCGCCAACGACAGTAAAAGGGTTAAAGTTGACTACCTAAACTTAGCGGAAATTAAACAGCTCATTGAAGCCGCGCAAGCTGGTATCACTAAACACCGTTATACTAGCCGCTATATGATTCTGACCGCCATCTATACCGGAATGCGGTTATCCGAAATTCAGGCGCTCACCTGGAAAGACATCGACTTTATTCATCATACCATCAGCATTAACAAATCATGGAACGCAGCTGACCGTAGTTTCAAGCCTACTAAAAACAAATCATCAGTCCGAACTATTAAAATCAACCACAAACTAATTGCTTTATTGAAGCAATTAGCAGCTAGCCGACAAAGCAACCTAGTCTTTATGAATCAATATGGGACAGTCCCAACAAGCAATGCCGTTAATAAGACGCTCAGGAGCCTCCTGGAGGCCCTCAATATCCATCGGCGTAACTTTCACTTCCATAGCCTCAGACATAGCCACGTGGCCCTCCTGCTGGCTAAGGGCGTAGACATTTATGCGATTAGTAAAAGGTTGGGCCACAGTAACACAGCAACTACAAGCCAAATCTATGCCTACTTAATTGACGAGTACAAAGACCAAACGGATAATCAAATTGTAACTATCCTGGATAACATTTGATTTTGGGGTACACTTGGGGTACAAAATGCCGCAAACGCCTGATATATCAACACCCCTTATGGTCACCCGTTCCATTTAAATGGAATTCTTTAAAATCATGCAAAACAGCCCCAATCCCTTCATCAGCAAGGAGTTGGGGCTGTTAGTTTATTTTGGAAAATCACTCAAAGCCTTTTCTAGCTCTGGCCTTCGTCATTGGCAATCGACCCGGTCAAGAAAAAGTAAAGAATTAGCCAAGATTAATTCTAAAATCTTGCGGATAATTATCAGCCTATATAAACTAAAATTAAGATTAGCTTTGAGGTGATTAATTATGTTACCATTCTTTATCATTGTATTAATCCTAGCTGGAGCGTTGGTTGGTCAAATCCTTTGGGGCAACCAACGCGAAGAACCAGTTGGTAAACACAGTGCCAAACGAAAGGCTTAATCTTTTTTCGTTCAACAAAAGGCCGCCGCGATTCATTGTATTGATGAACCGCGGCGGTCTCTTTTATTGCTGGTCAAATTGTTGGTTGGTCGTCGTGACCATTTGCTGGTAAGCGCTGGTAATTTCAGCGGGACTAATCTCAAAGTCAACTATCCCAAGTTTCAACAATAGGTGCCAAGCGTGACGAAGATCCTCCTGGTGGCGGCTGACATAGGCGCCATTCAGTAAATTCTTAATCGCCAAATATTCGCGATTAAGGTCTGCTAACTGGTCTTTTTTGTCAGCACCGCTAATCCGTTGCCACTGTTCAGCACTCAGGACAATCAGGTGCGTCCATTGCCGTTTTGCACTAAACAGTAAGAACAAGGCCACCACCTTTACGTATTGCGCCACTAACTGCTGGTGGCTCGCTGGCTGATTCACGTGCAGAACATCGGCCCAACCAGCCAGGCTTGCAAAGCGGCTCAGCTGGACATCCAGCTGGAGATAAATAGTCTGCTGCCGCGTTTCAGGACCAATCAGCAAGTCATAGGCATCATCGACCGCCAGTTCGAGGTCGATTGCCTCGTGCAACAGCTTGGTAATGTCTAACTGCTTATTTGCGGTCACCTAGTTCATCCTCCTCTCGTTCTGCTTGCTCACTATCCGGCTGAAACACCTCGGTTGGCTGTTCAAAGGATTCCTCTTCATCCGCTGGCGCCACTACCAGCTTATCGGACCGGACTGCCAATTCAGCCCGGTTATTCAAATACCACTGCCGAATCAAGTTATAGTGCAGCAAGGTATCAAAGAACGAAACCCGGGAGTCAGGATCTTTAACCGCAAAGAACCACTGCTGACTGTAATCGTCCGGATCAAAGGCAATGTCTAATTTAATTCCCTGGTCCAGCATCAACTCTGCCCCATTGTTACGCGGCAAGTTCATCAGCATATAATCATTTTCTGCCGTAGCCACGAACAGGCGGTCAATCACCGTTAAGTCAAGGTCTGACCGTGCAAGGGCAAAGCGTTCCGTATTATCAGTATTAAGGATTCCCAAATTAATGGTAAAGTCAAGGTCCGTCGCTAACTCCTGTGCAAAGGCAATCAGTGGTTTTACAGCATCCCGCAGTTCTAAATCCGTATGCTTCTTGAGAGCCCGAACGATGAAGTAGTTTACCAGGGCCTGATTATTGAACTGGAAAAAGCGGTTCGCCAAATCAAGGTAAAAGAGCGGTTCTTGTTCCCCCTGCTCTGTAAAGGCCGCTTCCCCATCTTCACCAAGCTGGAACTTAAAGCTATCACTATCAGCAATCGGTTCGATCCGCGCGATAAATTGGTGCCGTGAATTTTCGGAAATCTGGATTGCATCGATACCATGCTTTTCCAGCAGGCGTCCCATAAAAATAAGATAGTAATCGACTGCTTGGTAGTGCTGTGGAAAATCAACAAAGGCGTTCTGCAAGTCCAGTTCGGCCAACTGGGTCGTCGCCGCCAACATCTCCTGAGCATCATCGGTTTCCGCTAACTGGTCTAACAACTCGACATAGTGCCGACCAAGTTTAAGGACGTCCTTAAAAGAGGCGGAGAGAGCAGTCAACCGGGCCTGTGGTGAGCTAATCATCTTATTATTGTTCAT